GATAGACAAGCTATCCATATAAAGTTTCTTGCACCATGGTGCATTTCCGTTTTCTTCGAAAACGGAGAGTGGGGAGATTAGCCTTTCTCTATTTGATGGGGCAGGAGTCCCGAGGGTAGGGCTATCACCCTCGCCCCATATATGTATTTATGAAAGATAGATATATAAATCCTCTTGCACCATGGTGCATTATTTTCCGAAAAATAGCAGCCACGACAACTACGGTGTAGCCATCACAAGTATCCGAGCTTTTCGTCGAATTTTTGAATTACCACTTCGCCGACATACCGTGCCGTCACGTCGTCACGTTTTGCCAACAACGTGGCTGCTGCTTGTTCCGCTTTTTCTCGCCGTTCGGGATCGAAACCACGTTCGTGAATTCGCATCCGCGCATGGCCGAGCCATGAATCCGGCATGATATTTTTCATACCGGCATCGAGCGAGTTTGCAAACTGTTGCTGGTCGAATTCGGTTTGGCTTTCTGCCATACTCATGAGTAGACAAGCTACTCATATAAATGTTCTTGCACCATGGTGCATTATTTCAAAGAAATAACGACGGCAGAGAAAATGATTAAATTTGTTACAACTTTCTGACACGAACGCCATCTTCACTGACAGCAAGTGAGTACCCCATTTGTGACAACTCATCGATTATTTTTGGTGGCGCGTTTTGGATATAAAGCGATCCATGTTCGACCTGATTGTTATCAGCAACGCCGCCGATCTGAACAGTGACCGACGAGGTGTTTTGCTGAATGTCACTAATCACTTCAAGGACGTTCGCCCGCTCAAGTTTGTCCATAGATGTACGTAGTACATCTGGGTACTTAAATCCTCTTGCACCATGGTGCGTTATTTTCAAGGAAAATAACAACCGCACTACCCGATTATTGTTGAAGTCCTTTCAGGATCTCGGCGTTCGCTGCTTCGGCGGCTTTGTTTGTCGATGACATGATGACCGTCACTTTGCCATCACGACATTTTTGTTCACTGACATGGCTGCCGCAAACCGCCATCCAACCTTTCTGATTATGGTCGGTCTCTTCTTTGTACATTGTACACGACTGTTCGGATTTGTAACACGTTGGGTGTGAGCAAACGTGTTTTCGTTTTTCTGACATAATTGAATCACTCCGGGGAGGCCAGTCACCACTTGACTAACCTCCTTACCGTGTGATGGGAGAAGTGTCTCCCTGTTAGCAGCCTTTCTTAGCCACTACGCCGTGGTGTACACAAACGAATTCGGCTGTTGGTGCATCTGGGTGGGGATCGGTGCCAAGTCGACTGTGTCGGTCATGAGTGACCTTATGAACACATTTCTCACAACCCTTCTCACCACATGTGTCACCATCTTCCCAGTGGTCGGCGGCCTGTTCTTTTGCGAGTGTTTCCTCGTTTCGGATCTGCTTTTTGATTTCATCGAATGACATAATTGAGTCACTTCCGGGGAGGCCAGTCACTGATTGACTAACCTCCTTACCGTAGTGGGTGCAACCTATCAAAATTGTTGCACCATGGTTCAAACTCTTACCACCAAAGGTATCGGAATCGGCGTCCGGCTTTTTCGTTGATTTTCAGGTTACCGGCCGATCGCCGGATGAGTACCGTACTTTTTCCAGCATCCTTTGCGATTTTCTTGTTTTCAGCCATTACGTCGTCCATGTCACCAACAACTAATTCACCGTCTGAAGTCCACTGGTAAATTAGGTGTCGAATGTCTGAAGCTTCCATCTCTTTCTTTTTGGAATTGACGCGGGTTATGCTCCCAAGTTGAGCCATGTCACCGTTAAGGTAGAAGTCAATCCCACCCTCGTCATTACTCACTGAACCTTTTGAGATATTGTCCAATTCCGACAATACAATCTCTTCAGCCATCCATCCTTTAGCGTATTGACCCAACGCATAGGCCATTATTGTTTCAGCTTTTGGATCTTTTTCGGTTCGAAGCTCGTTGATTAGGTTAATTGTTTCGTCCAATTGACCTGTTTTGTCAAATACCTCCAAAACATCTCGGATATTCATCTCTTTTTCAAGTCTTAGGGTCGTCACATTTGAAGAACCTTCAGATTCTCCAAAGTATCCCTCAAGGTTACGCTGTAGACTGAACGGAATCATACCCTTTCGGATGAAATCGTCCATATTATCGGACAATTCAAGGGTTAAGCCAACGTCTGAATCGAATATCTGTTCGTCGCCGGACAATTGAGCGATTAGGTCTTGTTTATGACCTAAGTCGTCCAATACCGTCGAAACAAGCCGGTAAAGGCTCTTAGCCGGGTGTTCATTATCTATGCTGTCGATGTTAATGGTTTGAATCATTGTTGTGGGTGTGTCGGTCGATCGTTTACTTTTCTCACTATTCACTACATAGATCCAAACAATTAGGGGCTTGAATCGGTTAAGTCGAAATTTTCGTATAGGCCGTTTTAGGCATGCAAAAACCCGACATATGTAGGATTCCGGTGTAATGAACCGGGAAGTGTCGCATTAACGACAGGGGCAGACTTGGGCCCATGCACCGGTTGGCTTTACGCGCTACTAACGATCCGGTTTGTTGGGTCATCTCAAATCTGTTTGCCGGAACGGTTTGGCTAACGCTACCAAACGGCGATGAGTGGGCTTACATCGACCGCGCGGCGGGCGTCTCCCGCGCGGGTGTGATTACACCAAGGCACCGGTTATACATAAAGGTGTTCATCATAGTCTGTTGCATGAAATAAAGTCTGAAATAAAGAAAAGTCATATTGTTTACATATATAGAAATTGATATATTACTGAGTTGATATATCATATGAAAAGAATAAACTGATTGATATGTAAATTTGCTGATGTATCAATTTTTTTAAATAAAAAATTTGAAAGGTTCAAGCTGAGTACAGCCTACCTGATTGAAAAAATATCCCAAAATCTCATCAGACATTATGGGCATGACAAAGACTACCATGCCACCATAACCACGCTACCCTCAAAAAATATGAGCCCTAAAATTTGATCAGGCATACCGAGCCGAAACACTTAAGTCATTGTAGACCGTATAATGGTACAAGGAGTAGGAGAGGGTGAGTCTCTGATGATGGGAAAATTATACTCTATGTTCGTGCCATGAGACCGAAACACTTAAGTGAAAGGATAACATAGTATCATATACGATATGTATTCTGTGAAGAGTTTTGACCCGCTCGACAGAAGTAATGGAAATGGGTCTCGAAGTGCTGAAGAAGATTGGTTGGACGAGAACACGACCGCATCGGAAAATGAATGGTCAACTGCTTCGACAACATTCTATTATTGGGAAGCAAGTGCCACACAACAGAATAAGTTTGAAGATTTATACGATGCACATCATGGAAAGGGAGAAGAAGATCGACGTTCGACAATTCGACGATCTCATATTATCAATGATGCCGAAACGTTTGTAAATATTCTTGAACTCCCTGAACCTCAATCAAAACGTGTAATTGAAATCGCAAAACAGTTCAACTTTTCTTCCAATAGATTTGGAGGAAAACCATACGAAAAAATTCTTCTTGCTGTCTGTTCTCTTGTTTCTGACCAAGCTCTTTCTCAAAAACTCGATCAAAATTCTGATAGCGCTGCTGTCAGCAGGCGGATTGTGTTAGACGATGCATTTCGAGACTTAATGGATGTAAATAATCTTGGATCACGAGAGCATAATCGAATACGACAAATGCTTCGAGAAAAGACGGACTTATTCTAACAGAAGATATCTACCCCCATTTAAAGACCAGAGGCATAGTATTTAAAGAATAGTGATTTATTTAAGTTCGCCGACACATATAGTATATAAATGACACTACTCGCGGTGACAACCTATGGCAAATAAGGAAAAAGACGATTACTATTGTAGCGCAGAGGTGCGCCCGCCACAAGTCCCTGATGAATGGGACCAAGACACAGGTTATTGTGCGAACCGCGCTGGATTCCGCACAGACCACGTTGGAGAAGGTCGATGTTATCTTCATGGCGGGATCTCGAATAATCACGGAACAAACTATGCAGAGAAGCACGGACTCTATGCAGATAGACAAAATTACTACAACAATCGATCAGCAGAAGAACAAAAATGGATCGATTCGATTGTAGAGTCTATTTTGGACGATGCTCCGTTCGGACCTGACGCCAAGTATAAGCTTGAGATGGTTCGAAATGTCGCCATCGATATGCACAAAATGAAGAACGCCAATGATTACATTGATGAAAAAGGTGTTGTTCATAAAGATAAAACAGTTGGCTACACTGATGATGGTCAACCAATTAAGATGGATGAAGAGAATGTGCTCAATATTGCATACGATCGACTCGATCGAGCGACGACGCGCAAGTTAGAAAAACTTGGTGTCATGGATGATCCTGAGTCACAGAAGGCTGATGCTCAACAGAACATTGCAAATGAATTGAGCGAACTTCGAAAGGCTCGGGACGAAAATGATTGAAGACTTTTCAGCAGGCTATTATCGCACACAAATGAGAGTACAAGAGTACGAAGATGGGCCTGTTATTCAACAAGATGTATACGATTTCATCAATCGTACTCTCTATCTTGACAGCACAAAGCCTGTAATGATGAGACTAAGTCTTGATGCAGGCGATAAATTTGTTGTTGAAGCAGAAAATGCGATCCCACAAGATGTGTTAGCACTCCCAAGTAAATACATAGACGAAAGGGGGATGACTGACATCTTCGTACTTAAAAGCGATTACCTTGACACAGTAGGTGAGTATTATGGTTGATGCAGAACGACTTCTTGATGAGCCGAGTTATTTCGTAGAACACTATATTGGTATTGAGCCGTTTGATTACCAAAAAGAATTCCTTGATGCTGACAGCGAGCGTAAAGCGTTCGTTTCAGGTCGACAAGTTGGTAAGTCACGATCAGTATCATGGCTCGCTCTTTGGAAGGCAGTAACATACCCCGGAAGTGAGATCCTTATTACTGCAAAGGCGCAGCGCCAATCGATGGAGCTGTTCAATCAGGTTAAAAAAGAAATGAGAATTTCTGACATCTCAAATGAAGATTGGGGTGTCGTCAAGGATACACGCACTGAGATTCACTTCCAAAACGGTTCTCGAATTGTTTGTCTTCCTGTCGGACGAGACGGGAGTAACATTCGTGGATATGGGACTGATTTGGTAATCGTTGACGAGGCGGCATTCGTCAAAGATGAGATCTTCCAAGAAGTTCTTTCCCCGATGCTTGCTGTCGGTGACGGCACATTTATTCTCTTGAGCACACCGTTCGGTAAGAAAGGCTTCCTGTTCGAGAAATTTAATGACGATGATTGGTACACGAAGCAAGTACCAACTGCTGCAAATCCGATGGTTGATGATAGTTTCATCGAGGAACAACGTCAACAACTTAGCAGCACACAATTTAAGCAAGAAATTCTTGGAGAGTTCGTCGAATCGTCAGATAGTTTCTTCCAGCGCAATGAGATTATGAATTGTACGACTGACGAAGCTGTTGATCGTACGAGTGATATTACATTCATGGGAGTAGATCTCGCCGCGCAAGGAACTGACACATCTGTATATGTTTGTGTCGACGATGACGGAAACGTGTTCGATATTGAGACGAAAAATGAAGCCCCGTTAACAGATGCCATGGGTCGAATCCGCGAACTTGATGCATACTATGATTTCCAAAAGATCATGATAGATTCGACCGGACTTGGCGAGGGAGTTGTCGACCAAGTCAAAGAAGATCTTGGAAGAAAGGTCGAAGGCTTTAAGTTTACCAATGATAAAAAGCAATCATTGTACAATACACTGAAAAATACATTCCAAAATGGAGATTTGTCATTTTATTATGTTCCCGGCAAGAATGATCTTGATGGAAATAAAATGTTTAATCAGTGTCTTGAATTGACGTATAGTTATACAAGTTCGGGCAAGGTTCGAATTGAACATCCGAGTGGCGGACACGATGACTACTCTGATGCACTTGCTCTTGCAGTTTGGGCTCGGTCACGGAAGAACTTTGCCCGATCTGATAAGGACTCGATGAAGCCGTTCAATCTCGGGTCACTGAGGTAACTAATTATGGCAGATAGATTTGGATTATCAAATATTCGAGATGGTGTAAAGAAGCGAACAGAAGAGCTTGCAAATGAGACAAATGTTCGCGCTCGCTCGTATGACGAAAGTGGTATAGAAGACGAAGGTCCGTTCAAGCCGTTCACCTTCCAGCAAGAAGATTTCGATCGAACAGAGCCTGATAAAGACGAACTTCGAACATACTGGCGGCAGTTTGAAACGACTCCATTTATTCGAAAGTCTATTACGTCGTTTTCGCGCCAAGTTATGGAGCCAGGATACTATATTCAGGCACAAGGTCTTGACAGAGATCAGCTCACTGATCTTGATCATTGGCTTAATAAGTGTGCTATTATTGAAGGAGAAACTGGACAAGACTTCCGACAGCTTGCGAAAAAGATAATTGTTCAACAAGAAGTTCGTGGGACTGCGCTCGTCGAAAAAGCACCAAATGCTGATGACAATGATAAAGTAGCTGGACTGAAGTTGATTAATGCTGAAACAATGGAAGCTGTCACAAAACCAGGCCAGTCTATTCTTCTTAATAGAGATGATATTGATGAATATGAAGATGCTCCAGAGGCTGAGACTGGTGGTGCAGCAGCATGGCTTCAAGACTTAGGTGAAACAAATACATTTTTCGCCACACCAATCTCTGGTCGGAATCGTGGCATT